TAAAAATAGATTTGGTAGATACAGCTACAACAGCAGGCAGAGTCGAATTAAGCTTAATTCCAAGCCAGAATTCAGTAGCATTAGGTGGGCCAGCACAACCTTCATTAATTCCAGATTCAACAGGAATAATGAATTTAGGTCATCCTTTGGCTAAGTGGGATAAAATTTATGCTAATAGTTTTGAAGGTTATATCTCAGCAGACGATTTGAAAGGAGGAAGCCGGGGTTCAATAGTTTATCAAATAGGCCCTAGCGAATCAGACAGTCTGCCTATCGGATCTACAGGTCAAATTTTACGTGTTGGATCATCTGGATTGCCTGAGTGGTCAACAGCTAGTACAACAAACATCGCTAATTCAATCGTATTAAGAGACGGAAATGGAAATTTTGCCGCCGGAACTATAACAGGTTCACTAAACGGAAATGCTTTAACAGCAACAAAGTTACAGCAAGCAAGATTGATAAATGGAGTTCCATTCGACGGAACACAAAATATAAGTTTTCCAGTTGCTAGTTATACATTTACCTACGGAAATACTCAATATAGTACTGTCGGTTTTACGAATCAAGTAGGAAGTTGGAATTTTAGTAGAAACTATTTTGATGTTTTTCCACCAGCCGGCAAGACAATGGGCAATTTACTAGCTTTTATTCCTTCTATTGCCGTAATACATTATGCTGGAGGAGTTGACGGTAATGACTCTTTAGTTTGTACTTGGAGTAATCTAGGAGACAGGATACGTGTTTATGTTCAGAATACAGAGCAACGTAGTACACCTGCTGCTAACTGGTTAGCAATTTGGAGTTAATTATGTATTACATTTGTATAGAAAACAATGCTATATCGGCCGTTTTAAATTATGAACCATCAGTGCCTGTAACTGTGGAAATCGTAAAAATAACAGACCAGGAATATGATTCTATTATCCAGAAAACACACATTTTTGATGTAAATCTTAAACGTGTTATAGAAAATAAAGACTACTCCGTCGATAAAGAGCAAGAAGATCAAAGAAATGCGGTTGAAAAAGAATTTTTAAATAGCACAGATTGGATGATTTTACGTCATATAAGACAAAAATACTTAAAATTACCGACAAGTTTAACCGAAGAGGAATACGAAGATCTTGAGAAAAAGAGGAACGAAGCGGCCTCAAGGATTATAACTTAATTTTAAATAAATATAATATGATTAATTGGAGCATTTAATATGGCGTATCAAGTCGATAGATTTAATGGAACGTTTTTAACATCTGTGGATGACGGAACTATCGATACCACTACTGATATTCGTTTAGTTGGTAAAAATTATGCCGGTTATGGAGAAGTACAAAATGAAAATTTTGTACACTTATTAGAAAGTTTTGCTAACACCACGCCTCCTCCCAAAGCTATCGGCGGACAAGTTTGGTACGACAGCGGTTCCAGAAAGTTAAAATTTTATGACAAACCGAATGATTCAACAGCGGGTCGCTGGAAAGTAGCCAGTGGAGCAGAAGTAAGTTCAACAGCACCAACAGGATTACAACCTGGAGATTTTTGGTTTGATACTAGTGTAGATCAATTAAGAGTTTGGAACGGTGAGAGATATGTGATTATAGGACCAGAAATTCCAGACGACCTAAGCGCCACTGCGGTGCAGCCTGCTATTGTAAAAGATAATCTTGATCAGAATCATCCTATATTAAAAATTTCATCGGGCAGCGATGTAATATTAATTGTTAGCAAGGATGATGATTTTACATTAAACAGTACAGTCAATCCGATTACAGGATTTAGCTTAATTAAGAAAGGTGTTACGTTAGTCAATACTAGCGGAACAACCGGAGTCACATCCACAGCTCATAGATATTGGGGAACAGCATCAAATTCTCTAAGACTAGGTGGATTTGAAGCATCTCAATTTGTTAGGTTCGGGGAAGTAAGCTTCGATGAAGAAGTATCTTTCAAAGATTCTGGATTTACAGTAGGTGATCAGAACGATTTAAGAATCAGGGTTGAGAACGGTGACGAGCCAGTGATAGAAAATAGATTAGGTAACCCTATATCTATTAGAATAAGAGTCAGCGATACAGATCAAAGATCTATAGCGATCTTTAGTGCTAATGGAATCGGGCCCGGAGTTGACAATGTTTATAATATCGGAGGCGTCGCTGCTCGATACGCTAATGTCTACGCTTCGATGTTTATTGGCAATCTTACAGGCAACGTTACAGGAAATACCACTGGGCAGCATTACGGAAATATCAGAGCGAACGATAATTCGCTGATGTTTGATTCTGCTTCTAAAATATTCTACGGTCAATTCGGTGCACCGGGCCCTGCTAACCAAGCAGTTGTTTACGGATCACTTGTCGGTGATGTAACAGGAACTTCGACTAACGCAATTAAATTGAACAGTTTAAGCGGCGAACAGGCAGCTATAGCCACATCAGTAGCAGTAAGAGATGCCAGCGCAAATTTAACTGCTAATAGATTTATCGGTCTAGCTGATAGAGCAGACAGAATTAAAATTGATGACGCTGCTACAGATTCAGATCCTAATTATAAATCTGCTAAAACAACAGCTTCTAATTTAACTATCGCTGCTAGAGACGGTTCTGGTGATCTGAGAGCAAATTATTTTAGAGGAACAGCTACCGCAGCACAGTATGCCGATCTTGCTGAAAAATATCTAGCAGATAAAGATTACGACATCGGTACAGTTATGGTGGTGGGCGGAGAAAAAGAAGTTACGTCGTCTACATTAGGCGATCGAGCAATCGGAGTAGTTTCTCAAAATCCAGCGTTCATAATGAATTCGGAATTAGAAGGTGGAACATATATAGCATTGAAGGGGCGTGTTCCAGTTAAGGTCATCGGAAAAGTTAAAAAAGGCGACAGGATTGTAGCAACTTATAATGGTTGCGCAGCAGTAACTGATCGCGAAAATTTTGTAGATATGTTTGCTATTGCTTTAGAAAGCAACAGCGAAGATGGAATCAAGTTAGTTGAGTGTGTAATATTATAAAGGGTAAAAAATGCCAGTCGGTGATTTAATATCAGCAACAGACTATAATAATATTAGAGATAAAATTATAGCAGTTTTAGGTATCGGTGCGACTAATCAGGGCTACGGTCAGAGAATACAATCTTTAGCGGTCATTGGTTCTAGTACTTCGCCAACGCCTAATACCGTATCAAAGGCACAGTGGGATCAATTAAGATTTGACATCTATAATACACTATTTCATCAGACAGGCACGATCCCATCGATTACAACAGCATCTGTGGGCGATGTGATTTCTTATGGTTTATCAAATCCTAATAATCAATATGATAATTTAACTAACACAGCAGTTGTTAACAGATTCAATGTTGGAGTAGGTCAGTTCGGAGAAACTTTTAGTGTAGCAACAGGAACAAGAACTACTCCTTGGAAAGTTTCAGTAACTGCTAGAGTTACTGTCGCATTCTCTGGTGGATACACAGTTTATCAAAATAACGGAACAACTAGAACAGCAACAGCAGCAGAACATGCCAGACATTTTTTTAACGCAGGCGGTCAGATAAAAATAAGAAGTTCTAGAACCGGCGGAGCTGCAACTCAACAGAATAATTCATGGAGTACAATTCTAACCACTGCCGGCACACAATCATTCGGCGGTCAAATTCCAAGAACCGGATTTGGCGCAGCGAATGGAGATAATTTTCATCGCTTAGATACTACTCCTAGAACTTACTATACAACTACAGGCAGTTCTGCCTATTCGTCAAATAGATACTCTTTATTAGCTTCTGTTAATGCCGACTCGTCTAGCCTTTTCATAGATGTAACATTAGACGATCCGTATGTTGATCCCCCGGTAGGAATCCCCCCAGCATCTTCTGCTCCTGTCTTACCAGAGGATAATGTGGACGGAACATTAACCGCTATTGTTGATATATTATTTCCTACAGGGATACTTCAGCCAGCACCAGCGGCTGGAAATTTTTCATTACCAAATCCCACTATTACAATCGGATCATTTACTGGATCATAATATTTTTTCCGATAAAGTACGCATATAAATATCAAGTACTTTAAAGGAAAATTATGGACGATCGATTAAAGTCTGCCCTCTCCTTCGCTAACTATCAGCATACATTAACCAATCAAAGGCGGTTAATGAAAGAAAAATTTAATTCATCTCTGTTATACGGATATAACGGGGGTGTATTTAAGGTTGATCAAACACTAATTAATTTCGTTCAATTTTTAATATCTAGAGATAGACAATATAATTTTCCAATAATTGATTCTAATCAAAATCCAATTTTAATCGATAACTTAGAGATATTTTTAGAAAACATATTAAATGTCTATGTTTCTGCTTCATTAGAATATTACAACGAATATGAAATTATTAAAAAAAGTAGATCGGTTGAAAAATTATTAGACTTATGAAACAAGGAGTATTGATATTCGCTCACAACAGCAATGATTTAGATTATGTTTCTCTTGCAATCATTGCCGGATCTCTTGCTAAAAAATATCTAAAGGTACCGGTGTCTTTGGTCACCGATTCAGATACCTTGGGTTATATTATATCATCGAATATCAAAGAAAAAACATTTGATGTTTTTGATAAAATAATAAAAATTCAAGAAAAACCAACAACAAAAAATACTAGGATTCTACACGACGGCTCGTCAAAGATAATTGTTCCTTTTATAAATCACTCAAGGCCAAATGCCTACGATTTAACCCCATACGATAGAACTCTATTGATCGACAGTGATTTTTTAATATTTTCAAATTCTTTAGGTAATTATTGGGATTGTGATTCGGACGTTATGATTTCTAAAGAATTTAAAAATATCCGTAATGAACCTATTAGGATATTAGATTATCGAATTTCAGAGACCGGACCCTTGTTAAGATGGGCTACTACTCTGATGTTTTCAAAAACCAAAGAAGCTAAGATATTTTTTGATCTCGTTTCTCATATCAGGGACCATTATAAATTTTATTCTAATTTATACAAATTTGATTCGACGATCTATAGAAACGACATTGCTTTTAGTTTAGCCAAGCATATTTTAGATAATTTTTCAAATGACGATTCCAATTATCTGCCTCCCGTTTTATCATTAATCGACAGAGACAGCCTAGAAATAGTAAAAACTGATGGAAGATTAATCTTTTCTATTTCTAATGATCGCGATCCTACAAAGATAACACTAACATCGGTTAAGGGATCAGACATTCATATAATGAATAAAAATAGCATAATCCGAAATTATGAAAACTTATTGAGTCTAACATGAATTTCGGATACTTGATTATAATTTCTGAATCGGAGAAATGCGATTATTTAAAAATGGCATATGCCTTGGCTATGAGTATTAAAAATACACAGAAACCGGGATATGATAAAGTAGCTTTAGTAACAGACAGCATCGATCGTGTAAGAAACTTAAAGTCGCCTTGGGTTTTCGATCATATAATTGAATGGAAAGAAAAAACATTCTGGGACGGAAGATCCTGGATGGATAAATTAACGCCTTTCGAAGAAACTATATGTCTAGATGCTGATATGTTATTTTTTAGAGATTATAGTCATTGGGTTGATTCCTTAAGATCTACATTTGACATTTTTCTTCCTAGCAAAAGTTATACATATAGAGACGAAATAGTTACAAGCGATTATTATAGAAAAACTTTTACTAAAAATAACTTGCCTAACCTTTATTCTTTTTATACATTTTTCAAAAAAAATTCTGTTTATGCTGATGATTTCTTTTCTCTTTCTCGGATCATATCAGATAATCCCATAGAATTTTCTAACATGTTTTTGAGTGAATATAAACCTCAAGTAGTAGGAACTGATGAATCTTTTTCCTTGGCTTCAAAGATTTTAGGTATAGACAATTTAATCACCGCCGATATTGATTATCCAAGGGTTGTTCATTTAAAGCCAGAAATACAAAATTGGAATTGGTCAGCAAATCTCGTCACAGATTATGCCGGATTTTATTTGGGAAAAGATGGAAAATTAAAAATAGGAAATTTTCAACAAAAAAATATTGTTCATTATGTTGAGAAAAATTTAATAACAGACGAAGTTATAAGTCCTTTGGAGGCAGTATTATGGAAGAAATGATAGATTTTGATGAATGGTTTGAATCGATACAAAATAAAAAAGTTAAGTATTATCTTGTTTATAATGCCGAATCTGGAAAGGTGGTATCTGTCTGTCCCGAAGGCCCCTGCCCTCCTAATGAATTAAAAATAGAAATAAGTTCAGATATGGCAGAATCTATTTTTAACGGGTCTATAAATCCAGATAGTCTTGAAGTAGATCATATTTCTCAGACAGTAAAAATAATAGAGGTTGAAACTTCTGTTAAAGTAGATTATGTAATGCATAGGGTTCCCGAAAAAAATAATTCAACAGTTAACGATGTTGATATCTATATAAGATACGAAAGAAATAAAAAACAATTAACTTTTGAATTAACAGAGAAATTCGGAGGCACATATCGGGCAGAAACTAATGATACTATAAGAAAAGAACCTTTTTGGAATGACGACTTAACTGTTGATTATATGATAGGTGATCTAAATGATCCTAACATTTTTAATGAAACAATAACAGTTAGGATTTCTGATATGATCGGAAATAAGTTGATCTATGACAATATAGATTTACCAGAACAATTTAGCATATATTATTCTAAAAGAATATTAAGAAATCATGTGTTCGAGGAAGTATGAGAATATCAGAGTGTGATTTCGTATTTTTATCCTACGACGAACCTAATGCTGATTTACATTACGCCGATTTGTGTAATAAATTTCCGTGGGCTAAAAGAGTACACGGTGTAAAAGGGTCTGATGCAGCACATAAAGCTGCTGCAGATATTTCAGAAACGCCCTGGGTAGTAACAGTTGATGCTGACAATATAGTCGATCAATCTTTTTTTGATGTTCAAATAGACGAGAATAATATCGATATACAAGTTTATAGTTGGCTTTCAAAGAATAAAATTAACGGGTTGATGTACGGCAACGGCGGAATCAAATTATGGAAAACAGATTTCATAAACTCTATGAAAAGCCACGAGGCTGCTATCTCAACAAGAACTCAGGTAGACTTTTGTTGGGAAACTGGTTATAAACAAGTTATGGAATGTTTCAGCATAACTGATATATCCGGTAGTCCGTTCCAAGCATGGAGAGCAGGGTTTCGCGAAGGTGTTAAAATGACTCTGGTCGACGGAGTAAAAGTTCCTCCCCAAGAAATTAAAGAGCGGGTGTGGTGGCATAATTTACATAGATTAAAGATATGGTCCACTATAGGTTCACACGAACTCAATGGGATATTTGCTATTTTAGGTTCTAGACAGGGCACATATATGTCTAATTGTACCGATTGGGATTACGTACAGGTTAGAGATTTTGAGCATTTAAAAAACATCTATAATAACGAAGTATTATCTATAGAAAACAATTTAGAAGAGATTAATAAAAAGATAAAAGATTACGGGGAAAAAATTAAAGTCGAGTTGGGATTACATTGGGCAGATCTAAATCCTAATCAAAGTAAATATATTTTTGATTTATATCATGAAACTATAAATCTTACTAAGACTTATTATAATAGGATTTAATAATGTACGAAGTATTTTTTATTAGCTATCGTGAACCTAACGCTGAAATTAATTGGAAAAAAGTCAAAGAAAGATTTCCAGCTGCTAGAAGGATCGACGGAGTGGAGGGAATTCGAGAAGCACACATAGCAGCAGCTAAGAAATCTTGGACTGATTTATTTTATGTTGTAGACGGAGATGCCGAATTAACCGATGACTTTTTTTTCGATCACAAAGCTGACGAATATAATAAAAATTCAGTTCACATCTGGCATAGTAAAAATCCAGTGAACGAATTAGAATACGGGTACGGCGGAATTAAATTATTGCCAAAGAAACAAGTATTATCTATGGATTTTTCTAAACCCGATATGACTACTAGTTTGTCAGAAAATATTGTTATAATTCCAAAGGTTAGTAATATAACTCGATTTAATACAGATCCTTTCAATTCTTATAAATCAGCTTTCAGAGAATGTTGTAAATTGTCTAGCAAAGTAATTGATCGAAATTATGATGAAGAAACAGAGCATCGATTGGATGTCTGGTGTACTATCGGCAAGGAAAAAGAATTCGGCAATTTTGTTCTTGACGGAGCCAACGATGGAAGATCATACGGCGAATCAAATATAGGCGATTTAGAGAAATTGTCAAAAATCAATAATTTTATCTGGTTAGAAAAAATTTTTCGAGATAGGTATGAGTGAATTTACTAATAATAATAATAAAATCAAAGAATTATTGAATAAAATAGGTAGTGGTTTTTGTCTAGCTAAGTGGACACAAACAACTATCCATCTTGGACTAGGACACACTCATAGTTGTCATCATCCTAGAACACATGTTATTCCTATAGAGGAGATTAAAAAAAATCCAAGTGCTCTTCATAATACTTCTTATAAAAAACAGCTAAGAAAAGAAATGCTTGAGGGTAATAGACCTCCGGAATGTAACTATTGTTGGAATATTGAAGACCTAGGTAATAAAAATGAATTTAGTGATAGAATT